GTCCCATCTGCCACGCTCTTTTGTCATGGCATATCCGGCTTTGCCGGCCATTCGCATCACATCTTTGGGTGCCTCTACCGCACCTAGACGTAGTTTGTCTCCCTCACCAGCCCATCGTACGAGGTCATGTACGCTTGGGTTATGGTACGCATTCTGTAGTTGTTGGATGGCCCTGACAACGACGGCCCACTCATTCCAATCCCCTGAACTGTACGAAAAGCGTTCGTGCCCGATCATCCGCCACGCGACACGCGAAGCAGGGTAGGTCGGTAGGTAATCATTCTCCGAATAATAGCTCATCTGCAAGAAATCACCTTCTCGTACTCCAAAATGCTGTTTGTCGGGATGAGCGTTGAATCCATACTCAGATTGAGCGAATTCAGCGAAATCCTTTGGATCTGTTCCGTGACCACATATGAGGGCGTCGTCGCCCTGCACCCAATAACGACCGTCTGAGATGTCGTAGTTGTCCATGTAGCCCTCAATACAGAGAGCGTTATTAATAGAGTCCACGAAGTTCGTAGCAACCGAACCGCTCGGGACACCGTGCTCACCGCTATTTATCCCTTCCGGGGTAACCAGCGATCCTCTTGTGAAATTCTCCAACCAAGAAGCGGATATATTCGGCTTCCGGGAACCAGTCATGGGATGGATGAGTTCGTTCCACACTCGACGGACAAGAGTAGGACTCTGGGTTTGATCGTATGATGAATAATCTATAGATAGATATTCTTCACACTTCGCAGTGTCCATGTGATGTCCTATGGATTGCGCCGTATCGTCCGGGCCTCTCCATGCCACAAATGGTGTCTCAGGAAAATTCCTAAGCCTATCAGTGATAGGGTATACAAAAGGTGCACCTAATAATGCTTCGTATTTAGATTCCGCCCACGCTAGCCTGACTTTACCAGGCGGGTCCACTCTCCACATCGGCATGCTCGGAGGGATTTCGCGGGATTTGTCTCTTCTCCACAAATCTTGCACTTCTGCTGCAAGGCCTGCGCCTATTTGTTCCTTCCAGTGGGACTGCAACCAGGGTAAACCGGATGAAGTCGCAGAAGGTAGACGATGCCAGACCTTGCGGATTGGTAAAGGTTCGGTTACTATCGGGAATCTCTTCCGGAAGGTAGCTATGTCATTGGATAGCGTAGAAAGGGCACCTTTCCACGGCTGGTTGAAATAACCCCGTACCTTTTGAGGTCCCCAGTCTGCCCACTTCGGACGTTCAGACCAGGGGACAAGGATCCGTTCCAGTTCCTTGTGCTCGCGCTCTTCCATGTGCTCTGAAAATCTGGGTCCAGTTATGGGCACTTGGTCGAGGAAGTCCTCTCGGACTTCAGCTCTAGTAAGCTCAATACCATCTTCTTTCTTCCAAATGGCAGATCGAAGATCTTGAGTTACCGGCTCGGTCAAATTCTTTAGCCAGCGACGAAAGGCTGACTCGTTGTCTGTTAAGTTCTCACTGTTTATCACGTTTTG